GATGTACTTGATGATAGCCCCCTCACAGAACTGCATCTCATTCGCGAGGATGTATTCAATAGGTTGAATCTTTAGCTTCTTGTAGTGGTCACCCGCTACTTGATGGTCGGTTGCGTTCAATGTAGTAACTCCTCGCTGTCATGTTTGTCTTCAATGAACTGCATGAAGTGCTTCTTCATGAACTCATTCTTGTTTACGAACTCGGTTAGGTCTTCAAGCATCAACGCTATCGTCCCTATGACATCCCGATCATGACCCTCAAGGGTTTGCACCATGTCATTCAGCCACTCGTATGCCTCGTCAGATGTCACCATCTCTATGTAGATTTCTTCGTCCATTACTCACATCCTTACAGTTAATGAGTCCATAGGCCTTAGCTTTTCTATGGGTATATAGTGGTTAATATTACCCCTACCAAAGTCGCGAGGGGTAATTGCGAGCAATTCTTTCCCCCAAGCCCACCCAAGCAAGTGTACTTTCTCATCATCGTACATCGCGAGAACGTATATGTCGGCTTTAACTGTGCCTTGTTTGACGAATAAATTCTTAGCGTTTGGTGTTTTAACTGTTGTCTTTATATCTACTGTAAACTTTAGCGGAATCGTGAAGTCGTAACCATCATCGCCTGAAATCTTTTCTTTTAGGTCTGCTGCATAGCCGTACATCAAAGCGAAGTATAGCTCGCCCATCATACCGATTGGGTCTTGGTCTTCCACCAAAGCATTCTGTTCGGTGTGCGGGTTGTGTAGATTCTTGCGAGCATTGCCATGTGTCTTGGCTAACTCAGCAACAGCCTGATAGAAATTCATGCGATCCTCCCCTCGTGCTTACGGATAAGCTCGGTAAACTCTGCTAGCAGTTGCTCGTAATCTGCCTTGTATCTCTTAACAGGGGACGACTTTTTAGCAATCATGTCCTTGACAAAGTCTCTGCCGTACATGTCTTCCATCCACATCGTATACTCTTGAGCAGCAGAACCATGCCTCATCCCCCACATGTTGCACCCTGCGCATTGAGGATGGATGTTCTCTATCTCTAATGCCCAGTAGGATGAGTTGCCCTTGGGGATAAAGTGTCCACCCTGCATGTCCTTGTAGTGCTTGGTAACGCCGCAGGAGACACAAGAGCAGTACCCTTGATCATCTGCCGCAGCTATCCTCGCGAGCTTCTGTATAGCCCTGTAGCATTCCTGCTTGAGCTGTGCCGAAGTCTTATTCTTGGGTTTAGACTTGCGCTTTACGCGCCTATTAATCGCTCTTGGCATCCCAGTTTCTCTCGTGAAGCAATGCGAACATGGTCTTCTCGGCTCGGATCTGGCTAGCAGTATTCATTTTATCGTAGCGCAGCTTGAGTAAAGCTATGGTAAACAGCTTGGACATAACAGAGTATGTCTTGGATACAGCCTTAACGTCTTCTGGCGGATCGTACTGCATTGTGTCATTCATGATTCTGTTACTCTAATGAAACTTATATGACGCTTTGTACATTATATGACGCATAAAACATTTTAATGCGCGTTATATGATGCTTTTCGACACTTTATCGCGGGTATAATTCGGTGTACACCCTACCTCTAAAATCGTGCCTTTGTATTGGTACATCCTAGAACGCCTACTAACTCGAAAGCCCGTCTTGTAGACCACAACCGCATAAGTTTGCTTCTCATTATCAGCGCACCAAGCGGCCTCCTCTAATGCGTCTTGAAAGTCATCAAATAGTATCATGATTTCTTGCTCGGGAACTCAACGAACACCCCAAACTTATCACTGAGATGTCGGCTTAGTACAGAGTAGGTTTTGTGGTAATCATCTGACCCTACCTTCGCGGTAGACTCTTCGTTCGCTACAATCTTTTGGATGGGCTTCCAAAGGTATTCTTTAACAAGCGAGGGCGACCAAGGTATATCCACCTCCTGCTTGATGACTCGCTTCATATCAAACCCTGAGTCGTTGAGCTTCTCACCCAGTAGCCGACAGTACACGTGCAGTGCGTTGTTCTGTGTAGATGTTCTGGTCTTGCCACCCTTGATCTTGAGTGTCAGATACTTCTTCTCCTCGTACATCTGAGTCATCATCTTAATGAAGGCTTCAAGCGAACGCCTATCATCAACCACCCAGAAATCCCCCTGATTGATATCAGTCATTTCTTTCCCCTCTGACCGAAGCGAGCATCAAACCTCTGCTTCTCTGTGAGTATATGCTCGGAGTAGGTGCAGGGAGGGAAGTGTTGAACTTCCCCGCCCTTGCTGAAAAACAACTCCAAGTCTTTTTCCAATCTATCTCTTACTTGTTGATTAGTTTGAGTCGCCGTCAGCATATTCTTCTCCTATTTTAAAGACATCATCCATGCTCATACCAAGCGCGTCACATATTTCTTTGTAGCGTTTCACCGTCATCCCCTTATTAGTCAGGGAGTGAGAGTAGTTAGCTGCACTCACCCCTATCTGTTGGGCTACTTTGATGTGCTTGATATTATTAATTGCATGGGCGCATCTAATTGCGTGGCCTATATGCATATTACCTCCAAGGACAAGGGGGCTTGCGCCCCCAACAAATCAAAAGGGTATATCTTCTGAAGCAACCTCCACCCTTGGTGCGGGTGCAGACTGAACATCCTTCGGCTTAACTGATAGGCTCATGTACTTCTTACCGTTCTTAGATTCCTTGAGCCACGAATTCAGCCAGTACTCCTGACCCGCGACATTGATCGTGCCATTGTAGTCAGCGTGTGTCTCAGCTTCTTTGCGCTCGTTCTTGAACAGTGCGCCACGGTTTGTATCATCATAATCGCTCATCATATTCTCCTACTGAAAGTATTGGTTAACATCTTGTTTGATTCTTAATGCTGCATTGGTTACATGCTCTGCCAATGCTGCTATGTACTCCTCATCGCGTTCAACACGAACGATCAAAGGTTTCATGGTCTGGTGATAGGACATGAAATCCCACCACGATCTGCCTGTGACCCACAGGCAACCCATGATCTGCTGCAAGTGTTTAGAAGGCACGACTCCTGCCTTCACCCACTCAACATGCGTAGCAGGGGCAGGGCATTTGATTTCCAAACCACCGTCCTCCCCTATCAATCCGTCTGGTGAACAACCTGCGTTAACAGTATCGTGCAGACAGAATCCCACCTCCTGAACAGTATTACCTGTCAGGGCTTCGTACAATTCACGGGCATCTGGTTCTAACTCAGTGCCTCGCTTCATGTGTTCGTTGACGTAGACAAAAGTGGTCTCGCCAGTTAACTCTTCAGCGACTAGCTGATTGATGTAAGCCTCAACCTGCGTAGACTTACCACCCTTTCCGGTGACGATCTTAGAAAACTGTGAGGCCGATGGGACTCCTAGCCTCGAAGTCAGCCACTCAGGACTGCCCTGCTCGCACTCAATCAGGCGCATTAGAAGAAATCCTCAGTAGCTTTTGCAGGATGATGCGGATGCTTAGGCTTAGTCGATGCAGCGTTGCCATCGTCATCCTCGGCAGGGATACCCGCAATAGACTGTAAAGCGTACCGTCTAGCGTAGGTGATAGCTGAACCCGCACCGTGAGCATCTAACTTGCCGAGAGGTATTAAGAACTCCTGCTCTAGCCACTCACCGGATGAATGCATTAGGCGTGTAGATACCCCAATGCCACCCTGCCCATTAACGGGGAATTGCACATAGCTCAGGCCATGCTTCGCGAATGGGGCTTTGACTGCTTGTATTACAGCCCCAAGATCAGCGTAGCTAGACTTAAAGAATGGATTGGAAGAGCCTTTAACCGCTGCCCCCATCTCCCCCTGTGCCGCAGCCATCGCGGCTGATAGGTTTGCTATTGATTCAGATTGTTTCATGGTATCCCCCTAGAAATATGCTTGTTCGTGTTGGTCATCGCGAATACGGTGCATGACCTGCTCGGAAGTCGCATACTCGTGACCGTACACAGCCAGTGCAGTCTCAGCTATACCGATCTCGCGAGTGGCAACGTCAGTAATAAAAGACATGACAGCCTCACGCATCTCACCCCTAAAAATGACAGAGTAAGTCAGCGTGTCAGCTTTGTTAGTAATGAGCTTATGGATGCAGCCGCGCAGAACTTCGGGGTCGGCATGGTAGAGCATGATGTCACACAGATACTCATTGGCATCTGCGTCATGCAGTACAGAGAAGATCATCTTTTCGATGTCATCTTGGGGTACTACGTCCCAATCAATGTCACTGTCAATGAGATATTGCGTTGCGGTTGTCGGCTCAGCGAGCCACTCTTTAATGTATTTCATATCATCCTCCTCAGAATGTGTAATCATCGTAATCTATATTAAATGTCCTTGTCAACAATTGTGTTGAAATAAAA